CGAGTTACTTCCGCCGCTATGAAAAACAGTTATAGCTGTAATCTGTTCAGTAGTAAATCCAGAGTAAACATCTGTTTTAAATAAAATTGGTACAGGGAAATTAACTGTCATATCATGAATATGAGCACCCTTATTTAATTTTACTTTTGATGTTCCACTTGCTCCACCATCTTTAAGCTCTAAAACTCCAGCTGCGTTAGGACCAGATATATGAACTCCATATACTCTAGTTCTTCCAGTCTGAACAGTCTTAGTTTCAGTAGTTACGTTAGTTGCAACTCCATCAATTGCTGATCCGAATGTTGACATAATTTTTCTCCTTAAAATTTATATGTGGGGCCGAAGCCCCACACTAATTATTTATTATGCTGCTGCTATGTTAGCTAACGTGTCTAATCTTTTCCAATTTGTACCATCTGAAAAAGCGTAAACAGCTGCGCCTGCTGCACCATTTTGTACGTAAACTAATACACCTTCGTTATCAGCTGCTTCAAGAACGTTAGTTCCGTCTGAAATTGTGTTAGCGTCTGTAACTGTGTAAGGAGTTGTTCCACCTTGTTGAGTGTCTCCTGCGTTTACATTTGGTCCACCAATGAAACCATTAAGTGCCGTTACCGGACCTGTGAAAGTAGTGTTTGCCATGATTATATTCTCCTAGTTAATTGGAAGCCGTCTCTAGGCCGTCGACTATACGCGTCGGTTTCCAAATTAGTTTATGTATAGTATGAATACTATAAGATATTTTTAAATAAAGTGCAAGAAATCCCTACAGTAAAAAGGTGTTTTTTAACAATGTTAAAGTCCTAATTAACCAGCGTAAAGATGTATTTCACCATCTCTAGGATTGCTGTGGACTTCCTCTTCTTGTTGTCTGATGATTGATCTAATAACTACTTTGATCTCATCACCTAAAACAGACATTTCTGGTGTTATTTGTCCTTTGTTTTCAAGAAACAACTCATTCCATCTAGACTCGAGTTTCAGTTTCTTTGCGAACAATACCATGTTGTCCTGAGCCATTTTGAACCTCCTCATAGGTTATGTAAAAATCATTTACACTACTATTGTAACGTAATTCATTTTGTTCCCAAGCTATATCAGATTTTCCTAGAAAGTCAATGATATGAGGATGTAGCTCTTCAGTGGTATTTATCTCTGTATTGCTTTCAATCTCAAAGGTTGTTTGAAGATATTTAGTAACTATTTTTATTGAGTATTTATATTTCATAGTTCTTTCTTTCTATCATAAAAAAAGGGGCCTCGAAAGGCCCCTCTTTAAATAATTTATGCTTAAGAATTAAGCACCTTCAACACCGAAGATACCTCTATAGTCAGAAACTCCAAAAGAGTATCTTTCTCTAGCTTTGTATCTCATGTTTCCAGTGTCAAAATCACCTTCCATCTTAGTAGAGATAGGTGATCTTTCAAAGTACTTCATTCCGTTTGGCACATCTGTAATGATATAAAACGCATCAGTATCAGTTAGGAAATTGTTAACCACATAACCTTGTGGAATCATTCCCATGTTCATGATTGCGTTGATATCGTTATCAGCTGTTCCAACTCTGTTAGCAGACTTCATTAGTCTCTCAGCAGTAAATTGAAGCTCAGAAGGAATAATCATTTTCATTCCTTTAGCAGCAATTTTTAGACCTCTTTCGTCCGTCATTGCAGCGATGTCAATTAAAGACTGCTCCAATGAAGTTTCGTTAAGGTCAGCTTGAGTAGCTAAAGTGTTTGCCACATTACCTGCGATTGTTGGGTGAGCAGTGTTAAATAAAGAAACACCATCTCCAGAATCGAAGTTGTCAGTTGAAGGTAAACCTTGAATTAGTGGGTTTACAGCTTTAACTTGTTTTGTTTGTGCCATACTTCTAGCCAACGCTTTTGTGTATCTAGACGCTAGTCTGTCATATAGGTTATCTTCAATCGCTTCTTCAGTGATTGAAAATGCTAAAGCAACAGTTTCGTGAGTGTATCTAGCAGTGAAAGTCTCTTGAGCATTGTCAAAAGTCACACCAGAACCCTCAGGTTTTACTTGTGCTTGAGCGAAACCAGATAACATAACTTCTTCTTCAAACGCTCTGTCTGAAGTTTCTTTAGCGTAGATCGCTTCATGTTGGTTTTCGTATTGTTTGTATTCCAGGCCGAATAGTGCATTCAATCCTGGCTCTAGTTCTTTAACTAGTTGTGATCGTGATATAGCCATAATTTATATTCTCCTATTATATGCCTGCGGTCTGTTTCAAGAAATGTTCGTTAATAATAACTACCACGTTGCCGTTAGCGGCACTTGGGTCATTATTTTCTTCATCTTTAGAAAGACCGATTATTTTTAATTGAGCAGTAGTTGATGCCATAGTTCCAGAAATTTCTACTTTTGAAACATAATTTGGCGTCGCACCTGCTGCGTACACAATGTCAGCACATAGTCCAACATCCGCTGCTGCTACAGTGCCAGCACTTTGAACTTCAAATCTCTCGTAAGGATCATCAGATACAAAGCCAACAATGTCAGTTGCAGTGTTACTTGCTGCTAAGTGATTAGCCCAAGTTGGTTTTTGGTTAGCTGCGTCAGTGTAGAAGACACCATTAAGGGATCCTAATAATACCTGAGCCGCTGCTCCAACACCGATTGTACCAGTCGCCAGCATTACTACTGGGTCGTTTTGGTAAATCGCTGTAGCCGAAGCTGCGATTGAGTATTCGGATAAACCTTGGTTGTCTGCATTCTGGCCAACTTTACCGATAGCTCTCAGTCCGAAAGCCGCGTCTTTATTTGCCATAGTTTTAACTCCATTTAGTTTATAGTTTAATTGGGGTTAGGAATTGTTAAAAAATTAACTTTTCTTTGAACCACCAAAAGTTACACGAGTCTGTCTATCTTGATTGATAGGCATACTTGGGTGCTGTTCCTTCATCAGATCGTTTTCTACTGCATGATCTTGCTCAATACCTTGCTGTGCATAGTATTGCGCTCTTGATGCTGCGATCTCTTCCGGTACCCTAGTCAGCACTAGGCCACCAACTCCGATGACTCCCGAGTATTTGCCGTCTTCAACAACTGGATAATCAGAATCCGGATATTGATCAGCACGAACTAATTCGTAACCTGATCTTAATCTTCCAGCGACATTTTTTGTGTCCTGAAAGCCCATTGATTCTGCTCTTACCCATCTATGTTTAAAACCTGCTGGCGCCGGGGGCGCATCTAAACTTGATGGTGGAGACCAAACTTTTTTTCGAGATTCTTTTTCTCTAGTTTGACTCGCACGAGAGTTTCTTTTTTCGATATTATCTACCATATGCTTATTACTCCTTCGTGATTAAATTTAATTGTTTCGCATATTCTTCAAGTGGCACACCTAATTTTTTAGCAATTGCTACCTGTGACGATGTGAGTCTTACAGTTTTGCGACCTGGCTTACTACTTCTAGAAGCTGAAGCTACTACTTGCGTAGGCTTCGTAGTCGATTGTTTCGATACACTATCAAATTTATGCGGGAAATCAAGTCTTATTCTTTTATCTATTTCAGAATAATACTCTTCCGATTGTGGGTCATAACCTTCCTCCTCTACTAGCTTTTTATGCAGGCTAAATGCGGTATAAGTCATGGCTTCGTCTTGACCGAACCAACTGTTCTTTTGGGCCCAATCTTGAGCCTTAGGATCTGGATTGATTGGTTGTTGCTGATTTTCTTGCTGATAAACAGGTTGTTCAACCTTTTTAGACTCAACCTTAGGTTCTAACTCAGCTTTGGCTTTTATTTCATTTAACCTAGCTTCTTCATATCCTAATTTTGAAATCTCTGTTTGAGCAGTTATTTCAGCTTTTAGATCTCCATCTTCTCTAGCTCTTGCTAGTTTAGATGCAGCCGCTTCCATAGAAGATTTAATCCTACTTTCCATTTCAGATACATAACCTGTATCTAATTTAGAATATTTGGATTTAAGAATCTCTTGATCCGTTTGAACCTTTTTTGCATACTCTAAAGCAGCAGCTTCTCTTCGCTCCGCCTCACGCATTTTTTTGGTTAACTTAGCAATTCTTCTTTGTACTCCGTCAGAGTAATCTTCTAATTCTTTCTTTTTATCTTCAGACTTTTTAGTCTCATCTTTTTTTTCTGATTCTTGGTCCGTGGTTGTGTCTGCTTGAACAGTAGACTGCTCATCAGATTTCTCAGTTGAGTCATGGGACTCAATACTGTTTTCAGTAGTTGTGTCATTAGATACCTCTATGTTTGATTCAGGTTGTTCTGTTTCCGGTAATTCAATCTCGGCTCCAGGACCTGACGTATCTAGATCTACAGTTTTTTCTTCTTTTGGCATAGTAACTCCTATCTATGATTAAAATTGGTGAAAAATATCTTCGGGGTTTTTCACCGTTGCTAAGATCTCATCATCATTAATGAGTCTTACTTCCCCTCCATCAATCATGATTCTAGATCCTGCATATCTTGCAAAGATCACCCAATCACCCTTCTTGCACCAAGGACCTTCAGGAAATTTTTCCTTATCATAACAATGTGGTCCCATGGACAATACTAAACCACAAGTGGATGCAACTTGTGATCGCTCAATAGATTCATCAGATAAATAAATACCACCTTTAGTTTTAGCTTTTGCTTTAAAGGGTAGTACAATCATTCTCCAACCTGTTGGTTGAGGAAGTTTATCTGTTGCTTTATCTTTGATAGCGTTGTGGCTATCTATTTTTTTCTCATTTTCTTTTTCGTACTTTTCTTCCAAAGCTAACTTAATCTTTGGGACCTCTTTTTTGTCCGAGGTTAACGACATTTCTTCCTTCGTCATCTTTTTGCTCCTTAATGTTTAGCAGGTTAGAGATTTCCTGTGAAATAAATTGATAGGCATGTGCCTGTCCTAACATGTACTTGTATTTCTCCATATTGTCAATACCCCCAGCGATTAGGTTGTCTCCAATATTTTGATAACTCTCTTTTATTATTTTCTGTATTCTCTGTATAACGATGATATCATCGGGTTGTTGTGCCATTAGCAATTCCACTTTCTTAGAGACTTATTAATTCTGCTATTCGGGTCTCTGGCCGTTTTAGCAGAGGTAAGTTTAGACTTCATACCACTCATTCTAGCGCAAAAAGATTTTCTTCTATTTGCTGCCTTAGAACCTTTTTTTAACTTAGACGGTTTCGTTGTTACCGCTGTTTTTAATTTTGATCCAGGGTTCGCTGCTCTATAAGATGCAACACCTTTTTTATTTAAACCACCTGATTTTGATTTACCTTCTTTTCTTTGCCATGCTGCTGTTTTTGCCATTAGCTTTTACTTCCTCCAATGTATCCACCTAT